CAACTAGAAATATCTTCGTTAAATGTGGTTTTGTCTTTAAATAACTGGGACATATCAGTCACATTTGAAACATCCCAATGTTTTATATGTCCACCATATTCTGCTATTGATGTATCTGCAATCCATGCATTTACTGCAGTTTGTATGTTGGTATTTGTGAGGGATGTTTGATTTATTTTATAATAATATTGATTTGAAGAGGTAAATAGATGATGCGTATGAACATTAGCACCATTACCATAATCTGTATAATCTGAAACATTCGACACATTCCATCCAGAAATATCTTGATTAAATTGTTGACAACCTTCAAAGATACTTTCAATACTATATTGTGGATAACCGTTATTTGGATCTCCACTTTGTATATCCCAAGTTGGTGTACCGACCCCAATAAATCCAGCACAATTAAAAAACATTTCTTTCATGTTATTCGGATTATATATCGTCCATCCAGTTACATTCACATTTTTTCCCTGTGATTTCGGACTATTGCCATGACTAAATATCCTTGATAAAGCAACACCACTTGTATTGTCTGCTTTACCTATTTTCCAATTTTGAAGACTTAGATTTGGATAATTACTTCCAACCCAACCCATTGATGCATGAAAACAATAATGAAAAGTAGTACAATTAACAAAATTACACCCATTCATTATAAAATTACAATGTTCTCCAAGTCTCCAAGCATTGAAAAATGCACTGTACATACTTGTACAATATGTCCAATCCCAAGTGCCTCCTCCACTATTATTAGAATCACTCAAGTTTAAGTCTTGATTATATGCGAGTTCTCGGCACTCATGAAAACAATGGGAACAACTATATCCTATTTGTGCGGGGGAAGTAACTGTCCAAGTAGAAAAGTGACCCCTATATTTATACGCTCTGGAGAACGTATAACCAAATTGTGATGGATTTGTGATTTCCCAACCAGTTAAATTTCCATTAAAATTTTGAGTATTGCGAAACATCTCTCCGAGACTTATTCCAGTTGTTTTTGATATTTTCCAATTTTGCATACTAATTCCATTAGAAGCATTAGAATATGTTAGACCATCCAATCCATTTGTGTGTCCAAATGATTCAAAAAAAGTCCTATAACATCCATCGTCCTCTAATAAATTGATAAAGTTAGATCCGTCCATTTTGAATGAGGAATTTGTGTTAATTCCAAGACAACCACAACGTCTAAATGCTTCTTTGAGTGTGGATACATATGTATAGTCCCAAGTGCCTCCTCCATTATTGTTAGAATCACTAATATCTATATGTTGGTTATATCCTAATCGGTAACACATATTGAAACCGTTCTGTAAGGAATATGGTAATTGCGCAGGAGAAGTAACAGTCCAACTTGATAATCCTATACCCGTAAATTCATTTGCCACATTAAATAAATTTAACATAGAGTTTGGATTTGTGATTGTCCAATTACTTACATCTCCATTAAATTCAGTACAGTCTTTAAACATTTCTTCCAAACTTACTCCATTTGTTTGACTTGATGAACCAATATTCCATCCGGTTAAAGATATTGTTCCTGAATTATAAGTAATATTATAACCAAAACTTTGAAAAAAAGCCTGTTGTAAGGAAGTAGTATTAATTAAGTTCCAATTTTGAATAGTAACATCGAAGTTATTTCCAAGATTCGGAGTATTTTTAAACATTTCAGTTGCCAAGGTTACATTTGTCATATCCCAATTTGAAAGATTTAGATGTTGTCCTGCATTTTTCTGTCCAGTAAAACCAGAATCCATAAATAAGTACTTAACACTGGTATTCACCCGAATGCCTGGTGAATCATTAGCAGAAATCTGTCCATCAAAACCTCTAAATTGTGAACCATTATCCGTATTTATAACCGGAGAGAGGGGAACTCCGTTAAAATTCACAATATTTAGTGTATTGTTACTTATCAAAGAGTTTTGATAAAAATAAATTCCCCATCTTTCTGCTGTGTCATTTAAGTCGGGTACTGGCAATACCATTTCAAGTTTATATACGGTACTGCTATTTAGACCTGTTTTGCTTGTCATCTCACCTTCATCTTCTATTGCGTCGTTATCCCATAGTCGAATTAACATATATGGAATAAGTCCACTACTATTAGGATCGTGAAAAGGAGCATCAAATTGTGTAATTCCGGATACTTTCATGACTAATTTGTTTGAAGCAACAACTTGAATTGTGAATGATTGATCGACATTAACAGTACCATCTGTAACTCTTAAAGTAACCGTTGTATTACCTACATTTCCAGATACAGGTATTCCAGAAAGAGTTGTACCATTCCAATTTAACCATGCTGGACCTGTTGCATTTGAAGTATGAAGACTAAATGAGAGTGAATAATTTAAATCAACATCAATAGCGGTTGGTGTATAACTATATGTTGTGTCCTCAAGACATGTTGATGGAGGAGTACTTGTAAAAACGGGAGGGTCATTAACATTATTGACAGTAATTGTAAATGATTGGTCAACATTAACGGTACCGTCATTTGCACGAAGGGTAACTGTTGTGTTTCCTACATTGTCATTTGTAGGTGTTCCAGAAAGTGTTGTTCCATCCCAGTTTAACCATGATGGACCGTGGGCGTTGGAATCATGGAGAGTAATAGTAACAGTATCACCTACATCAACATCCGTGGCAGTTGGTGTGTAAGTATATAGAGCATCTTCGTCAGTATATACTGTTGCATTTGGTGTAGTTGTAAAAACTGGGGCATCATTTACATTATTGACAGTAATCGTAAATGATTGGTCAACATTAATAGCACCGTCACTAACCCTTATTGTGACCGTTGTATTTCCTACATTATCATTAGTAGGTGTTCCCGATAGTGTTGTACCATCCCAGTTTAACCATGCCGGTCCGTGGGCGTTGGAATCATGGAGAGTAAATGTTAAAGAATCACCTTCTTCATCGCTGGCAGTAGGTGTATAACTGTATAATGTATCTTCATCAATAATTGCTGAAGGAGTGCTTGTAAAAATAGGAGCATCATTTACAGCATTAACAGTAATTATAAATGATTGATCAACATTAACGGTACCATCATTAACTCTTATTGTAACATTATGGTTACCAATATCATTATTGGTGGGTATTCCATTAAGTTTTGTTCCATTCCAGTTTAACCAAGAAGGTTTTGTTGGAACACTAAAGTTTAAAGTATCATTTACATTAGTATCACTTGCAGTCGGTGTATAATTATATTCAGAATCTTCATCAATAATTGCGGAGGGAGTACTTGTAAATGTAGGTGGAGCGTTTGTAGAAGTTACTCCTATTATAAAGTGAAGATTTCCAGATCTTTGTGGAGAACCATTATCAGATACTCTTAAATGTATTGAATGATCACCAATATGGGAATTATTGGGAGGACCTTGAAGAGTTGTTCCATTCCAAGTAAGCCAAGAATTAGTCAGGTCAGTTTCACAGGTAATTGTAAGTGTATCTCCAACATCAATATCATTTACAGTTGGAGTATAAGAATATGTTGTTTGGTTAGCAATATCAATTGTTGCAGGTGGACTATTCGTAAAAGTTGGAGTATCATTAATATTATTTACGGTAATTGCGAACGGTTGGTTTTTTTCTTTGCTTCCTTCTATTGTTTTTAAGATAACACTATGACTACCTACATGACTATTATTGGGCTCACCTTGAAGAGTTGTTCCATTCCAAGTAAGCCAAGAAGGTTTAGAAATGATAGTTATTGGTGTACGTTGTTGAACACTACCTTTTGCGATTGGAGTATAGGTGTATGTCGCATCTTGGTCGATAGATAATAGTGGATCTGAAGTGAAGCGAACATTCCAGTTTCTTTTGAACATTTTTCTGGATGGAACATTGAAACCCGAGACACTTACCAAATTTCGATGAGTTGTAATTGTATTTGTGATATCAGTATTAAAGTTTGGGGATGCTTTGAATGTATTTTTAATACCTCTGGCGGATTTATGTAGTTCACGCAGACGGGTATTTCTATTAGAACCAGAATGGGAATTGAAAGTGGATTTAATATAATTAACCGAAGAAGATATTCCAGTTGCTTTGTTTTTTAAAACAGTTACGTTTGCACCATTATCAACAACATCTCCAGCAGCAGTTTCGATTACATCAGATATCATGGTTGAATTCGTGAAATCTATGTTTGAAGATGTTAACTTTTGTGAAATAGCTTTTCTAATTTTTTTTTGTATAATAGAGCGTGACATACTGGAGTTTTCAGAAAGGATTGTTCTCATACCGTCCATAAGTACTTCAACTTCAAGAATTTTAGAAGAAGTTGTGGTAGAATTAGTATCATCTATTTCTGTGTCATATGGATTATTATTGATATCTGTTATACCAAAAGCTGATTCATAAGACGATTTAAGGTTGGTATAAGATGTTAAATTAAAAATTCCGTTTTCTTTAAAGCCTTGGGCTAATACAGAGGATAATGGACTAGCTTGTGACATGAATCCTATTTCAGAAGTTCCAATTGCTGTAAAATTTTCACCGATATCAGATTGTTCGCCAGTAAGTGTATCGAAACCACTTGAATCAATACATGTAACAGATATTTCGAAAATGTCAGCATTGATAGCATGTTGTGGTATGAGAAAGGATCCATTAGAATCCGTTTTAACAATGCTATCATATAGAGAGGCGCCTGTATTCAAATCAAGAAATTCGACATTCCAATTTTGTTTAGGACCACTACTTGCAATACCTTCTCCAAATCCAGATATTTGTATATTCCAACTCATAACAAAATACAATTCTGTACCATTAGAGTTTTGAAATCCAGGATTAGAAACAGGATCACCTACATCAGAAATAGATGTTCCTGATAGTGTAGGTGTAGTCCCTTCTAGTAGTTTTAGACGTAAACCATAAAAGGAGTACATTTTGTCATCATCAACGAATGTTATACTTTCATTTGAAGAGCCAATAGTTGTGTCCCAGTAAGCATATTCGTCAGTAGTTGTACCATTAGATGTAAGAGTTTTATCAAAATCTGTTTCTGATGCGGTTCGAATATCATCAATTATAGTTCCGGTAGGATCATTTTGAAAGAAAATTTGATTCAATCTGACACTATCCTGAATAAAATCAAGATTGCCTAGATTATTTGAATCTAATTGAAATATATTCTTAACACAAATACAGAAAACAATACCCTTTAGAAGATTATGTGGAGATGTTTCTGTCAGAAAACTGGTATGAAGCATAGAGTTTGTATATTTTGGATTAAGAGTTATGAAATTGGGTATATTCAAATCATTGCTTAAAATAATACTGGCATTATTGTCCCAAATAATATCACCTTCTATTGATTTTGTAACAGTCAATGCAGTTCTATCTATATCAATTTGTAAAAAGTTCATAGTACCAGCATTTTCAATAAGAAAATCTGCTTGCACATATTCAGGTGCTGAAAATGGATCAAGAACTATTGTGTTCGGATTAAGATAAGCCATATTAATAAGAATTGAATATTTGTGAATGAAAAACTGACGTAAATTAGATATCATCAAAGTCTATTTCACAAGATGAGTTATCATCATCATTTGTAGGATCGTCATCTGATATTTTGATATTTCCTGTAATTTCATTATAACTTATTAAGGTTTTTGTCTCTTCGGATGTATATTTATGTATAATATCAGCTTTATCATCTTGATAGTCTCTAAGAGATACTAAAACGGTATCGCCAATAGATATCCACACACGTTTTTGCATTTTACCTCTAATAATACCTAATCGTGTTCTACCATCATAACATTTACATTCACATCTACCATTTCCAAGCATTTTAGTTATGAGGGCGTATTCTTGTCCTTCAGTTTTATATATAATTTGTCTTTTGTCTATAGTTTGAGTATTTTTAGCTTTTCTAAAATTCTTACCACCTTTACCTTGATTACGACCCATTATTAGAAATAATGGTTAAAAGTTTAACTGTAATAGTTACGCGAAATTAAATGCCTCTTGGGGGAGGAGCGACAGATGGTTGTGGATAGTATGGAACATTTCCCCTATAATTATACATTTGTGGCGGAGCAGTTGAATATGTGTATCGTTGTGGTTCGGGAATAGAGGGTTGTCTAACAGGTATTTGTTGTGGTACTGGTTGTGGTATTTGTTGTGGTACAGGTTGTGGTATCTGTTGGGATATTTGTTGTGGAATATTGGTATTCATTTGTGAGGAAACAATCCATTTACCAAATTTAAAGAACATATCAAGAACAAATATTGCGGCAATTCCAAGTGAAATGAAAATAATAACATCAGTCCATGTAGTTTGTTGTATTTCATTTGATTTACTATTGTTTTTTGAAAATTTCTCTAAGGTGTTAATAAGTTGGTCAATTTTCTGATCAAAAGATTTTTCGAGTTTAGAAACAGTATCCGATTCATCATGGTCCAATACGTATGTTGGCTGTGGTTCGTTAGTATCCCATTGTTCTTCTGGAATTGCTCCTCCTAAAAGTGAACCCCGCAATGGTGCAACATCAACCATACCACTATTTTCTTGTACATCTGAGTTATATTGAAGTACTTGGTTTTTAACTTTTTGTTCACCATTGTCGTTTTTTGTTACATGGTCATTTTTTTGGTTAGAGTCATAAGGTGCTCCCCATGCTTCTTCATATGAACAGAAAGACATTATAATATGGTATATTTAAAAAATCAAAATTAAGTTTTTGATTTTTATACATTTGATATTTTTTTGTTGTATTTTTATTAAATGGTAGAAATAAGCAAAGACAGTTGCAAGATAGTTGTTATTTTAACCTTTATAGTGTTATTATTTTGTTGTATAGGAATTGATTACATACCAGAACATGTAACAAATGAAACATTAAATCATCCGCTGGTTCGTTTTTCAGTTTTAGTCAGTATGGCAGTAATGTTTTCTTATGATCATTATGCAGGTGTGGTGATAGGCTTTACATATTTGCTGATATTACATAAATTATCAATGAGAAATGAGAGTAAAATTATTTCTGGAAAATCTTTACGTAAAAAAGAAATTGATTTTGAATCATCTCCGACAATTGTTCCTGTAAAAAACCCTTTAAAAGAAGAATTGGAAATTCCTTCAATAGATATTGAACAAGACGATATGTTTAATAAAACAGCAGATACTGAATTTACGAGTGAATTTCAATTTAAAGATGCTCAATCAAATGTTGTTTGTACTGATGCAATGAAAACAGAAATTCGTACTTGGGACACAGGTTACGGTCCACAAGGAGGTATAGCTTAAATTTAAGACATTTGATCAGTTGGAGTCCAACATACATTTGATTTTAATGGTTTAGGGAAAGGACCTCTATTGTTTTTACATCCTCTTGAGGGATATCCACCTCTTGGCCAGGCATCGTGATTATCTTCGGGTATAATATGTTCAGGATTTTGAACTTCATTTGCAAGACAACCAACCAAAGGAGTGAAACGATTGCGAACACCTTCAGACAATGTGCTTTTTGGTGCATAAGTGTATTCAAAATCAAGCCGAGGCTCTTTTGAAATTGCGGCACATCCGCCTCCCATATAAGGTACTGTTAAAAATCCACTTTGTGGAAGATTAGTTTTCGCTCCATGATGTGTGAGAAGTGAATTATATTTTAAAAATGAATCCTTGTCTACATGTTTACCATTTGGTCCAATACAACCGAAACCATCCCGGTAATTAACAATTGGGGTTTGTAGAGCTAATTGGGTCGTAGCACGATGCTGTTCCATATAACTATGATTGAACTGATTAACCATTTAACTTTATAAATATATTATTTCTAAATCCTATTTTTGAGTATTTGATAGTGATTACCATCGGCATAAATATATATATTTTGTTGTTTATTGATACATGTATCAAAGTTTTCTTTGTGATTTATTGGGATATATGACCATAAATTAATTCTTGAATCCCAGACATGAATACAAACTTTGAATATAGAGGCCAATAATTGAAACTCTTCCTGTTCTAACCAGAATTCTTCCGATATGTTAGTTTTATTTATACCACCCTTAATCCGTTTTCGGACAATAATATTATTTGGATCTTTAGAATTCGATAATTTTTTATCAAGTAATATTCTAAGCTTATCTGGTGTATCTCTTTCAATTTTATAGTAAACTAAACTATATTTGCGTAGTTTCATAGCTTTAATAAAACTGTGATATCCACAATTACCGTCCGCAGCTACATTTATCAATTCATAATCATTGTTATTAAATGGAGGAAGTTCTTTAGTAGGTTTCACAGTGTTTTGAACAGGTGTTTTTTTGGATAAGATTGGCTTTATAAGAGCCTCTGGAGTTTCTAGAGTTTTAGTATTATGAATAATAGAATTATTCATCCAAAAATCGCCTGTTTTTTCTGGTTTACTGTCCAGATTATCATAGAGATATTCGAGATCAGTAGTTGAATTTAGCTGGTGAATGTGTTTTCTATATTTGCGGATAGTTTCTAATGATGGATTTTCTTGAAATTTATAATGAAGTATGAATTCAGAACTTGTTAAAACAGTTTTGGGAGGAGACTTTTTTTTGTTAAGTACGTAACATTTATCATTTTCCTTTCTATATTCACAACTATCTGAATTTTTAGTTTGATCTTCTGTAATTTTACATGTTCTTCGTTTAGTTCCTATTTTTTCTTTAAGCTCACAATATTTATTCGAAAATTGTGTTGGCACCAATATACGAACCATTAACAGATATAATAAAAAGAATTGCTAATTTTTGTAATTAACAAAGCATGTAATTTTTTGTAACATATATTATGAAAGAGGTATGTGTATTAGTATTACTTCTAACAATCGCATGTATTTTATTGACGATATACAACTATAGAAGTGAATCGTTTTCTAATCCTACATCATCTGTAGTACCCGATAAATTTGAAGATCTCAAAGGCTGTGACAGGGGTTGTGTGATGGAATGGTTCAGTTATTCACATGTTGAGCCCTTCTCCTCGGAGGGCTTCGCCCCGTATATGATTTCCGATGTGGATGGTATTTATACAAATCAGTTTAATGTGGATTCTCCACATTATGATTCGTTGTCACTTAAAAACTTGAATGAAGAACATCAAAGTTACAAAACTGTAACATTGGTGTATAATTTAACACCTGATGCTTTATTAAACTCGGGTTGGAGTAGTATTGCTCTTGGAGGATTTATAATAGGGCAGTCATCTTTACCAGAAAATGTACCTGGATTTGAAGAATTAGAAGGACACAGTACTGGAATATGGAACGGTCGCACGGGCACGAACACGGGAATTACTGTAAATAATGGAATCGTACAAATGAATACGAGTTTTTTTTCTAGATTTTCGGATAAACTAAAACATGAAAATGGTACGTGGGTTTCTCCAGACTACTGGAGGGACGGCGACATCCTTGGACCTGCAACAGGACCTACATCTTTTATAATGGGAAATCATTTAGTGGTTATGAAAATGAGTTTACAAGATTATACTTCAACACATAATCATAGACTGAGGGTAGAAGTATGGTATGATGATTTTACGCAAGTATTAAAAGGAACATCATTAAATTTATTTGAAGTAGCATTATCAAAAACGAATGATGAGTTAAATTTAAGAATTGAAATGGATGGCGATGTATTAAACTTACAAACGCAGGTTAAAAAGTATGAGGGTGGTGAATTAGTAGATTCTATTGTTGAGAAGGACATAAACATGGGTGTAGGAATATATACTGATTTGGAGATGGATAGTGAGGAGATATTACGTCCAATTTTAAGAAGATCTGGTGATGGTTGGATATATGCTAGTGCTGGTTCAAATAGTTTGGGAAGAAAGAGAAGACATAGTAAATTACCCGAAATGGGTCGTGAAGGAATAAATACGGTATCTTATGTTTCAGATAATGAAGGTGAAAAGATTTATATTAATGGTGGAGTTGTTTTATCACGGGATATAGATGATAGCGATACTACAGCAGCTTTTAATAGAGGATTAACTGGACTTGTATTAAGTGTAAAAGCAGGAGCAGGTGGAGTATATGGAACCGATGGTCCAGATTATAATTTAGTATTACAAGCTAGAGCACGTTTGACAGGAATAAAATGGTATAAGGAAGCACTGACTGCGGATGAGATGTTTGGAGCATATTATGAGTATTTATCAGATAGTGAAAAGGTGAAATATTGTGATGATAAATATGAGGGGCAGATAAATGTATTAAAAGAAGAGGCAGATGGATTACAAAATCAAATAGGTGTAATAGAACAAGAGCATGGTTATTTGGTAGATGAATTGAGATCCAAAATAGATACGGTAAAACGTCAACGTGATTTTGTAGCAGGAAGTAGTATAAGTAAAAAGGAAGGAGAAATATCAGTATTAGATGCGGATTCATATAATGCATCAAGAAGAGCGAGTTATCTGGCTAAGAGAAATAAGACGATTAAAGCAAGAAATTACAGACTCACAATTTTATTAATAATTTTGAGTGTTGTGTTAATATTAAGCCTATTAATTAAATACGGTAAAGAAACAAAATTAGGTGGTTGGTTATCATCAAGGTGGTCTGAAGCGAGAGCTCGTTATGAGTATCATGGTCCAACTGCTGAATTAGGAAGTTGGTCAAATTAGATTTAAGATTAATTATAATTAAGGAATGTAATGTTTATTCTAAAAGAGGATGATTTGATTAGAATCGAACGTTCTCCTTATATAAATGGGCATTTTTATTTAAAATTTAAGAATAATGAGGGGGGTATAATGACACTTGGTTTTGGGTATGATGAGCCTTTTTTAGAAAAGGATGTATTGTTGTCAAATCCGATTATTGCTCAAACAAGAATGTTTTCTACAGCAATAATACCGGTTTCAAATAAGTGGATAGTGTATCATAATGATCATCCAAGAAATGGAAAGTTTGTACCGAATATGTATCATATCATAACGAATTGGTTTAAAGTTTCAAAGATAACTGCAAGTATTGTGAATGATATAATATGTGGATCCGAGAAAACGAGTTGGTTATTTCGATTACCTTTTTGTGTATTTACTGTTGATGGAACATCAAATAGTTGTCGTACAATAGTTATAGATGTAATAAAGGATTCATTGAATGAGAATGGAATAAACACATTGAAGAAATATTTTCATGGAAATCCAACAACGAATGATATAAAAGATGGTTGTATAACGTTTGAAATAATGAATAGAAATGTGCGTAAGAGAGGTTCACATCCATGTATGTGGTTATTATCTTCGGAGTGTTGTAATTATGTAATAATGGAAAAGAAAGTGTTGAGGCGTCCGGTGTTTTGTAAAGATTAAAAATTATAATGTAAATTAATTACATGGCAAGGCTATTAACACAACACAATACGATGTCATTTGAGAATTTTATAAATAGAGATATTCCAAGAATAATTTCAGATTCGAGAAATGTAATTCGTGTATTGAAAAATAAAGAGAATAATGAGTATAAAACCAAGGTATATTTTAATATTGGTGGTAAAAATGGGAAAGGAATAAGATATAAAGTACCAAAGAAATTACCGAATGATTGTCGGTTAGATGGATTAACATATGACGGTATTTTGGAGGTGGATGTTGAAATAGTAGTGAATCACGGAAAAGATGAAAGGAATAAGACAGAAAAGATTGAATTGGTTAAAATTCCAACAATGCTCCATTCAAAATTCTGTAGTTTAAATGGAAAAACAGAAAGTGAATTAAGTACTTTAGGTGAATCTCCGCACGAAAAAGGTGGTTATTTTATAATAAAGGGACTTGAGAAAGTAGTGTTATCACAAGAGGATCATGCAACAAATATAATATATACACGAGTAGAAAGTGGTACTGGTAATTTAGTTGCTTCAATTGATAGTAAATATGGTTCTAGTGCACCAGAGAAATTTAGCATAGTTTATGATAATAAGTCTAAAACAATATTTGCGACAATACCATTTATGAAAGGTTCAATACCAATAATAATATTGTTTAGGGCTCTTGGTTTAGAGAGTGAGCATAAAATATTGGAATCTATATGTGGAAGTAATTTATCATCTGATTTGGCAGAATCATTAGCACATGAGATGATACCAAGTATAAATGAGATAAATCAAATATATACACAAGAGATAGCATTAAAATGTTTATCTATACTGACAAAAGTTCAGGCAGATAAGACGAATACAAATTCAATGAAATGGAAGGGTAATTTGTTGTATATTTTGAATAATCGTTTTTTACCACACGTAGGAACGGATGTAGATGACTATATGCTTTCACTAAAGAACAAGTCAGCTTATCTTGGTTATATGACAAGATATTTGTTAAGTACAAAATTAGGTTTAAGAGAGGTAACAGATAGGGATAGTTTAGTGTACAAGAGAGTAAGATTACCCGGCGAGATAATGAATGATATGTTTCGTGATTTTTATGAGGAATATTTGAAGGGAGTAAAGAATAAAACAGACAAATTGATTGAGTTAGATAAAAAAGAGAATATATCTGCTGAAACTATTTTGAAAGATATATCGGAGTCAATGTATAATATTTTAAATAGTTCTGATTTTCAACGTAGTATAGATACATCATTTATGGGTAGATGGGGTAAGAATCCATCGTCTGCACGGAATGAGGGTGTATTACAAGGATATTTAAGACATTCATTTATGGAAGCGATGTCGCATTTAAGGAGAGTACATTTACATTTACCAGATGGTCCAAATACGATGGAACAAAGGCGGTTACATAATTCTCAATGGGGTTATTATTGTCCAGTAGAAACACCGGATGGTAAATCAATTGGACAACATAAACATTTAGCACAGACTTGTACAGTAAGTGTTGAGTATGAGCCAACTGGATTAAAAAGGTGGTTAGAAAATGAGAAGGGTTTTGAGAAGTTAGATTTAAACAGTGGTAATAGATTTAATCCAAATATTCATAATATTTTTGTAAATGGAGATTGGGTAGGAACCCATTCAAATCCAAGGGTGTTAATGAGTAATTTTAAGAAGAAAAAACAGAATAAAGATGATGAGGATGTACATTGGTCATATTCAGCGGCTTGGATAATAAGGGATTCTGAAATAAGAATTTTGACTACATCGGGAAGGATGATGCGTCCATTAAGATTGAAAGGAAAGCCTGAATTAAAGGGGGTTGAGTTATTAGGGTGTGAGCCAGAGATATTGATAAAGAAGGGTTGTGAATATATAGATCCAAGTGAATCAGATACTTTGTTAATAAGTATGGAAACGGATAGTGAAGCAACCCATTATGAGATAACAAAAACAGCATCATTGGGTTTGACCGCTTTAACTTTGCCATTTATTGAACATAATCCGATTGCAAGGAATTTATATGCTACTCAGCAGTCAAGAGCAGCAGTATCAGTATATGCTTCAAATTTTAGATCAAGAATGGATCAAAAAGCATCGCTATTGCATTATGGTCAGTGTCCGATAGTTAATACGGGTGTAGTAGAAAGATTAAATAATAATAAGGCTCCATATGGAATAAATATAATTGTTGCTATAGCTGCATGTAATGGTTATAATCAGGAGGATGCGATAATAATTAATAAGTCAGCTATTGAAAATGGTTTATTTGTATCGAGTTATTATACAACACATTCATTAAGAGAAGAGATAACCATCCCAATACAAAAAAAATTGAAAAAAAATGAAATAGATAATGTAGGCGACATTCATATTGTAAATCCGAAGCTAGCTGATAAAGAGATATTAAAGTTACATTCAAATTGGGATTATAGTTTGCTGGACGAGAATGGTATAATAAAGGCGGGTAGTCGGGTGGATGAAAAGACTGTATTGATAGGGGGATATATGGTAGATTCAAAAGGTAATTGGATAGATAATAGTATAATAGCAAAGAATGTTCATGAAGGAGAGTATGTAGAACGAGTACATTTATCAAAAACTTCACCAAGAATAGCAAAAGTGTTAACACGTGAAGTTAGATTTCCAATAGTAGGAGATAAGTTTGCATCACGAGCCGCCCAGAAGGCAGTAATAGGGATTATTGTTCCAAAGGAGGATATGCCTTATACACGTGATGGGATTGTACCAGATATAATTTTTAATCCTCATTCATTTCCATCAAGAATGACAATAGCGTATTTTTTGGAAATATTGACAGGAAATATTGGGTTAGTATCGGGAAGATTAATAGAAGTACCAAATTTCAATGGTTTATCAGAACCACATGAAAATATAATGGATCTTCTAAAACAAATGAATTTAGAACCAAATTCGGAATATAAATTATATTCGGGTACATCGGGGAAATTAGTATGTGGTGAAGCGTGTATAGGACCTATATTTTATCAACGTTTGAAACAGATGGTTTCAGATAAAATATTTGCAAGAGGTGAATATGGTCCAAAAGATGCTATAACGAAGCAACCATTGGGTGGTAGATCTCGTGGAGGAGGTTTAAAGATAGGAACAATGGAGTGTGATGCACTAGTGTCTCATGGTATGAGCCAATCGGTTAAAGAAATATTTTGGGATAAAGCAGATTCGTATGAGATGAGTATAGATAAATCAACTGGAAGAATCGTTGCTCATAATCCCGATAGAGGTATATATCATGACGGTGATGTAAGAAATGTACAAGTTCCATATGCATTTAAGCTTTTATTACAAGAAGTTTATTCAATGGGTGTATCTTGTAAGATAGGTGTTGAAGATTCAGATATTGTAGGTTGAGTATTTATATTAAAACGATTATAATAATTGAGTATAGCAGTATTAACATGTTCAAGTACACATCTTTTAGATTCTTCATGTTCTCTAAAATGTCGTAGAGCCTTATCATAAGACAGCCATTTAATATATCCGATTTCTCTAATTTGAGCAGTATTATTGCGATCAAGATAAGCATAACATTTTTTTTTGGCACTACCTATGAAGAAAACATTTCTGTAACCGATGCCGTTTGTACCAACATATCTTTCTTCAAATGGTAAAATATCTCTAACTATTTCGTAGGAATAATTATCAAGGCGTGTTTCTTCATATAGTTCTCTACTGGCACAATCAAATGGATCCTCACCATGATTCGGTCTACCTTTAGGAAATCCCCATTCGGGGTGTCTATATTTACAAGTTACCGATGAATTAAGAACTATAAATATATCTCTGGTTTTTTCGAATTTAGAGGATACATATTCATAAAATGCTCCAGTTGGAGCACGACTTTTTGAGTATAATTCGGTCCATAATTGTTCATATGTTTTAGTAGTGATTGACGTTCTTTCAAAGTAAGTCATATTTTTAATCATAAATTTAAGATATTCTATGTTCTTATCATTGTATTTTCCTAATAAAAAGTCTACATAACAATATGTAGATTTTCTACATACCATAAGATATTCTGGGTAGTTATTAATAAATCTAACAAGTATAATTCCATAACTTCGTATAGAACGCCAATTTTTTGAATCAGACATGATTGCCCTATTATTTTAATATTTAAATCTGTTATGTACTAAACACACTTTAGAATAATTAGTTTATTTGTATTAAATATTCCTCTGGTGCATCAATACATTGAGATGAATTGTGCCATCTTTTACTGTTTCCTCCTAATAAATTACGGATAAGATAAATATGTACTTTATCAGAAGTTGGATCACCAATAACTACAAATTGATTATTAATAGAGACGGTGTGTCCAAAGAGTTGAGCGGCATCTCTATCTCTAAGACATGCAACAGGTTCTAAATCCATCCCATTTTTATTTCTTAAAAATAAGAAAGCACTACCAACAAATTCAGTATTATCTTTTCCAAATCCAGATGCAATGACGAAATCATCATAAATCGCAACATCTCTTCCAAATAATGCTTTTGATGATTTTGACTTAGTACGTATTATATCACAATAAGTTGGTCTTTGTGATAATGCGGCTGGTATAAATCCACGCACTGCATCAAAAAAAGCAGACGTATTATAAATAGATGCTTTTCCAGGGATACCATCGGTACCTGGAGATCCAATAACCAATTTTTCGTCGGATAGTTCTACAGAGAAACCAAAACGATTATCACCTTCAATACGGTGAGACAAGACATTATCAGAGTCCCATTTATCTTGGGTGTGGAACAAATATACAGAACCGTTTGTTTTTTCCGAAGGTGATCCAACTGCAATGAATTTTTGAGAAAGTGAAACTGAAAATCCAAAATAAGAACATGTTGGGCGAAATGATGCACCACCGTTATTTGAAAAAGAACCCGGAAGTAAAGTTCTAATACATTGCCAATTTCCTGGTTTAATTTCATTATATATACTAACTGCACCTACCCGCCAGCCCTCTGTATTATCGCCATGTGCTCCAACAATTGCGGTTGTATCATTAATATCTACAGAACAACCAAAAAAACTTTTGTGATTACTAACAGAAGGTAAAAGTTGGTCTTTAAAATCCCATGAATTTCCAAAATCATTTGATTCATATATATAAGCGGCACCACTTGAAATGGATTGTTCTGTTTTACGATGAGCACCAACAATTAAACGTAATTTTTCTGGTGTAACAGAGTATAATTTACAAGATATACCGAAACCGTCATCACTATGTCCATTTAAGGCATAAAGTGGTGGGGCAGCATCAATCACATCTCTTTCACTTAATTTGTATGTATGTATACATCCTTTTTTACCAATTGAAGGTGTACCAACAACAAGAATGTTATCTACTATAGTCGTGGAACATCCAAATAAACGAGGGTTCATTATAATTCTTATTTATTTATTTTTTTGGAGAATCGACAAATAGATGTGAGATATATTTATTAATACCCAGAAAAGTAAGTTTAGTTCCTGGTTTTAGTTTTAGTAATGTAGACAGGGTTTTATCAACAACGAATTCTCTTTTATTCTTTGGATCTTGTAGTTTCTTGTCTCGAACATATTGGGAAATATATCTCAATACACCTTCACGACTTGAAACAGGTTGGGATAACTTCATGAACTTAGCTAATTCGCTTTTAATTTTTCGTGGTTTTTCTACTTTTTTAACCTTTGGTCTCTTCTTTGGAGAAGATTTTTCAATTGCCTTAAGAATGGTCACAAGTTCAGAAAGTGTGGTTTTTAAAGTAGCAATCTTTTCCTCCGCATCAGCAAAAGAGGGGGGGTCATTCGCAATAGTTTGAGCAGACATGATATATTATAAAATTATCTTCTTATACTCAGTAAATAAAACTTAAAAAATGATTTATAAAAAGTGATATGGAGAGTAAAACAAGTGGAACCATGGTTCATTCTAAACATTTAAGAGCAGTTATTGATTCTATGTTTCTAAGTGAAACATCTATGTTAGCAAAACACCAATTAGATTCCTTCAATCATTTTATACAAGTATTAATCAAAGATATTGTACAGCAATACAATCCGGTTATTATATATGGTGCATTTAACGAGGAATTAGGAAAACATGAACAGGAAATAAAAATATCATTTGGAGATGTTGCATTTCATTCTCCTATGATATATGAAAATGATGGGAGTATGGTTCAAATGTCTCCAGAGATTGCACGTTTACGTAGTATGTCATATAGTTCAAATCTACATGTCGATGTAATTGTTGAAACAACATTACGTTCGGGTACAAAATTGGAAGACGTTGATATAAAAACAAAAAAATTTGAAAAAATTCTTGTCGGAAAAATCCCAATTATGGTCAAATCAAGATATTGTAATGGTGATAATAGTGAAATTACGAAAAGAAATTGTCAGGTAGATCCAGGAGGTTATTTTATAGTAACTGGATCAGAGAAGGTTATTATTTCTCAAGAAAGACAAGCTGAAAATAAGGCATTTTGCTTCCCAGTAAGCAGTGTTTCTGGAACGAGATTCTCTCATTGTGTAGAGGTTAAATCAGTTCCACAAGAAGGATTTATGCCAGCCAAACCAGCAGTTCTTAAGATTGCAAGTAAAGCTAATTCGAGTGGATTTTGTTTGTACGTACACTTCCAAGGATGCCGTAAGGAAATGCCATTGATGATTATATTTAAGGCTCTAGGTATTGAAAGTGATCGTCTTGCGTGTGATTACATATTTGGATTTAGAGATTCATCTATTCGTAAAACATTGATTGGAATGTTAAGAGCTTCTATTGAAGAAGCAGAAGGTATTACTCAACCAATGGCGCTGGAATATATTGCGAAATATCTTCCGGTTCCTATGCGAATTAGACAAGGGCAACCAGTGTCTCCTGATATGCGTATTAAACATGTTCGTCATGCATTAATTCATGACTTTCTACCACATCTTGCCGATAATTCTGTTCAAAAGGCGTATTATCTGGGAATGATGGTTAGAAAGCTGCTCTTGTATTATACAAAAAGATCTGATGAAGATGATCGTGATAGTTTTGTTAACAAAAGAGTAGATACTCCAGGAATTATGCTTGGTAATTTATTCCGTCAGTCTTTTACAAGATTAATTAAGGATGCAACTTGTATTTTAAATCGTGAAATCAATGGAGGAGCATGGAAATTGACTAATAATTTTCACAATATTATTACAAACAATAATATTTATAAGATTTTGAAATCGAATATTATTGAAACTAATATGAAATATTCTCTTGCAACAGGTAATTGGGGAGTTAAGAATACAACAATCAAGATTGGTGTAGCTCAAGTTTTACAAAGATTATCTTATCTTGGAACATTATCTCACCTTAGACGCATTAATACTCCCATTGATAAAACAACTAAAATGACAAAACCACGTAAATTACATCCAAGTACTTACGGATATATATGTCCAGCCGAAACACCGGAAGGTACTTCAATCGGTATAGTTAAAAACATGGCATTATCGTGTAACATTACAATGGATGTTTCTACATCTCAGATTGAAAGATGTATTCATGATTTTGAAAGTTTTAAACCCATACATGCCAATATACCTGGTTCGGCGGTTTATATTAATGGAACTGTAATTGGAACGGTTGATGATATGATCCAGCTATCAAAGCATTTGATTCAATTAAGAAGGTCGGGTATTATTCATACCCATACAGGAATTGTACCTATGTATCAAGACTTTGAACTCCATATTTATACAAGTGGAGGTCGATTAGTTAGACCAGTATTTATTGTTAAAAATGGAAAACTTGTATTTGGAGACGAACATATCAAATTTATTTCAGAAAATAGACATTCTTGGAATGAACTAATCGTAGGAACAAAAAACTTAGAACCGGCAATCGAATATCTTGATGTACAAGAAAGTGGTTGTTCAATGCTATGTGAACATCCAAATAATGTTAGTAAAAATCCAAGATATACGCATTGTGAAATAGATCCAAGTTTATTACTTGGTATTCTTGCATCAAATATTGTATTTTCAAATCACAATCAATCTCCTAGAAACACTTACCAAAGTGCTATGGGAAAACAAGCAATGGGTATTTATGCTACCAACTTCCGTTATCGTATGGATATGGTTTCTAATACATTATGGTATCCTACTCAACCACTTGTTATGACTCATAATTCAAAACACATGAATATGCGACTTATTCCAAATGGTTCAACCGTTATTATTGCTGTTAGTAGTGATAAAGGATACAATCAGGAAGATTCTCTTATGTTTAACAAATCTTCCATTGACAGAGGTCTATTTCGTTCAAGCTTCTTCAGAACATATCATGTGGAAGAACGAAAAAATCAGTCCACCGGAGAAGAAGAACAATTTGCAAAGCCTAATCCGAATAATACATTACAGTTGCGTCATTGTAGCTATGAAGCTTTAAGCGACGATGGTTTCCCAATTGAAGGTAAATATGTAAATGGAGGGGATGCAATCGTTGGAAAAGTAGTCCCTATGCAAAATCGCAAAAAACAGACTACAACTGTATTTGACAAGGAATTTCGTGATAATAGTACCTATATTCGTAATAATGAAGATGGCGTGGTTGATACCAAATATGTTTCCAGAAATAGTGATGGATACCTATTTTGTAAAGCTAAAATCCGTTCAGAAAGAAGACCCGGTATTGGAGATAAGTTTAGTAGTACGTGTGGTCAAAAAGGAACCATTGGAATGATTTATAAGGCAGAGGATATGCCTTATTCAAAAGATGGTGTTACACCGGATATTATTATGAATCCTCATGCCTTCCCCAGTAGAATGACATTTGGTCAACTTCTTGAATCGTTGCTTGGCATTGAATGTGTTGACAAAGCAATGCATGGGGATGGTACACCATTTACAAATATATCAGTTGATACAATCGCATCTCGTCTTGAGAAAAGTGGTTATGATAAATATGGTGAAACTCAATTATATAGTGGTGAAACAGGCAAAAAATTGACTACCAAGATATTTATGGGTCCAACCTTCTATCAAAGATTAAAACACATGGTAGATGATAAATTTCATGCGCGTTCTACTGGACCAATGGTCCAAATGACCCGACAACCATCCGAAGGACGTTCGCGAGATGGTGGTTTACGTATGGGCGAAATGGAACGTGATTGCTTACTATCACATGGTGTATCACAATTCCAGAAAGAAAAATTTATGGAATTATCAGACAACTTTACTGTCTTTACAAACTCTGAAGGCATGATGTGTTCTGTTAATAAGAAAGCGAATTTGGTTAAGTCATTCTCTTCAAAAAATGATGAAGATAAAGGAACTATATCAGAACATCGGATCCCATATGCTACAAAATTGTTTCTACATGAATTACAAACTATGGGTATCGCTGCTCGTTTACAAGTAGTTGATGAAAACGAACCCCAGAATTAGTCATCCATAAGATCCGACATAAAATTCCAACCTGCACTAAAAAGTATTGATTGGAAAAAATATTGTAAAAATGGCAATAGTCCTATACATATAAGAACAATACCAAGGTATTGTTGCCAGCTCATCTTTTTTAATAGTGGTGTTGCTATCCCTTTTTCATCATTTTTATTATATTTCAATAACAAAAACAATCCGGTACCTGCCCAAATCAATGTATATATCGCCATGATTGTCATAAAAAAAATTATACCTGCCATTGAACCAAAAGCAGCAAAAAAGAACTCCTCTGTCTGACCTATTCTTTTAGAAGCCATATTTAATAATTGTCAATATTTTTTTTCATTATTATAATATACAATGGAAGGTGGAAAAGGAAAGAGAAGTTTTACTGTTCTTGAAATTCGCAAGGCTGGTCAAAAGAATAAATCGGGCTCATTAAAAAAAACTAAAGGAGATGGCGGTTATTTTAAAAGTAGCACTCCAGCCGGTGCGGCAAGAAAGGCATTCCATGCTTCGTGCCGTAGTAAAAAAATAAAGGGACAATGTACATTTGTAGTTACTGTACAAGAGATAACACAAGGTTCTGCTGGCAAGGTATTTAGTTACGAATGCAAACGCATTAAATTAGCTGAACCAATTGAACTTAAAGGAAGAACTATCGAGTACGATACTAAAGTTAAATCTATGAACTAAAGTTTATTGATACCCTGTTTAATTTTGAATAAAACAGTGTAAGGATACCCCCATTATTAGTAATAATGACATGAAGACTTCTTCTAAACTATTTGGTGGCTCGCACATATTACACTTATCTTCTCCTGAAGATAAGAAAGAAATTCTACAACATTTACACATTAATACTAATATTCAATTACCTGAAAAAACAAGGCAAATGAAACTATTAAGTAATCATAATATTTCTATTCTTAAAAATGGGTATTATGCTATGGCTGTTCCAGATGATCTTGATGTTTTTCTCTATTTTACAAAGTATAAAGGGGTTAACAGATGTTTTCTCATTTGTAGACAGTTAGGACCTGGTTACACCCAACCAAAAATTTTATTGCTATTTCCTAAATGTGTTGATTCCAGCATATATTCGGAAACATTAATAGAAGCAACAAGGGTTTACGCTACAGATAATCGTTTTGTTATTCTTATGAATGATATTCAATGGTATAAGGGAGAGAAATTAAATTCAAAGAACTTAATTGAAAGATTACAATGTTTAGGTGAATTTATGAAGGATTGTTTTAAAGAGGATCTAAATCAATTTCCATTTCGTCTACAAATTACAACTCCTTATGAACATTTGAATTTATTGGAACAACGTTTGTCTAACCTTCCATATAAAGTTAATAGAATCTTGTTCGTACCTTCATATAAGAAACTAAGCAGTGTACTGTATTATCCCATTTCAACTTGAATAGTTTTATCATTAATATATTATGGAACGCGATTAAAGTAATCATCATCAGTATAATCATCTCGGAAAAATCTTGAAGTTCTGCGAGGTGCAGGAAGGTCATGTGGCATTTCAATTGGAAATACTAATATGGAACGTTTATAAATATTGTATGAATGAAAAACTAGCATTCCAATTGTTACAGTAATAACCAATGATAAAGTAATAGTGCTGTATATTTTGTCCGAATCTTCGTCATTATTTTTTACATTTACTACATTTGTTATATTTGTTGAATTGTCATAATATACCATTAATTTAGAACTGAAATAATATAAGAACTTCGAAATAATTATATATATGGCCACTTCAGAAGCTATTGGTATCGATTTAGGCACCACATACAGCTGTGTAGGCGTATACCAGAATGACAGAGTTGAAATCATTGCGAACGACCAAGGAAATCGCACATCTCCATCGTATGTAGCATTCAATGAAACTGAAAGACTTATAGGCGATGCAGCCAAGAATCAAGTGTCAATGAATGTACATAACACTGTTTTTGATGCTAAGCGTTTGATTGGAAGAAAATTTTCAGATAAAGAAGTACAAGATGATATCAAGCACTTCCCTTTCAAAGTATTTGCGGATTCTTCTGACAAACCGATGATCGAGGTCAAATACAAGGGAGAAACCAAACATTTTAGCGCGGAGGAAATTAGTTCTATGGTCCTTACAAAAATGAAGAATACTGCCGAAGCATATTTGGGTCATGACGTAACTAAAGCAGTAATTACTGTTCCAGCATATTTCAACGATTCGCAGCGTCAATCGACCAAAGATGCAGGTAGGATTGCTGGACTTGATGTACTTCGTATCATCAATGAACCAACTGCCGCGGCTATTGCATATGGTTTAGACAAAAAAGACTCGAATAAAGGGGAAAAAATTGTTTTAATTTTTGACCTTGGTGGAGGTACATTCGATACCAGCTTATTGTCTATTGACGAAGGAATTTTTGAAGTATTGGCTACCGCTGGCGACACAAGGCTTGGTGGTGAAGATTTTGATCACAAAATGGTCGAATATTTTTGCCTTGAAATTAAGAGAAAATTGAAAAAGGATATTTCAAAGAATCCAAGAGCGTTGCGTCGTCTAAGAACTGCGTGTGAACGTGCAAAACGCACCTTATCCGCATCTTCTCAAGCTTCGATTGAAATCGATACATTAATTGATGGTATTGATTTCAATTCTACTGTAACACGAGCGAGGTTCGAGGACATGTGTGCTGCTGATTTCAGAAAGTGTATGGCTCCAGTAGAAAAAGTATTGCGTGATGCTAAAAAATCGAAAAATGATGTAGATGAACTTGTGTTAGTCGGTGGTTCCACAAGAATTCCGAAAATTCAAGAAATGCTTA